CCATTATTATTAAATTGCTTTGAAGGATTGTTGGAAACAGAACATCCATACAAATTTACTAGTAGAGCAATTATTAAAAATTTACTTGATTTTAATATTGTAAGAGCTGCTTACGAAAAAACCAAGCCGTTGCTTCCTAAAATTATTTTATCGTTAAGAAATTCTTTAGCTTCTACGAATGATTTCAATGATGATTTAGTAATATTACAATTACTAAGTGAATTAGTAAAAGAAGAATTAAATATTTATTTGCATTTAATGTATCACAAACAATAACTTTGTTTGTAAAATCAAAATCTATATAACTTGAATTTGTATGTCCAACAACGTGAATATAACCATCAAGACGATCTTGTTTTAATGAAACTGGTCTTACCCATATTGGACTTTGTGTTACATCTTCTCCATATCTGGAACAATTAGGACCCATTTGAAAATCAAAAGATTGTTTATATCTTTCAAACAAATAATTTAATTCATTTTCAACATCGTTTAGATCAATTTCGTAATTCTTTGCCCATGTTTTAGTAACACCAGCATGAGTAAATAAATATTTATCATATTTAAAACACATTTGAATTAGATTTTCATTTGTTGCTTGATCCAATAATTCTTGAAAATCCCAACGTTGTACACCTTGATAACCCGTATATTGATTTACAGAACCTCTTAAGTAATGAAAATCATGATTACCAATTAACAAAATAACTTTAGCGGGATTAGCGCGTTTGAAATCTAATATTTCTTTAAAGTTATGTTTTTGAATAACTGGAGTAACATCAAATGAATCAAAATAATCACCAATAAATACAAAAAACTCAGCATCTTGATTAGCTTCAACTATTTTTTTCCAGCTGTTTCTACCATGAATATCGCCTATTACTACTATTCTTTTCATTTTAGCCGTATTTTAATTCCAAATCATCACGAAAATCTTGTTGTTGCTGAAAATATTTACGCGCATTTTCTGCTTGTTTTTGAGTGTATTCTTTTGTTTCGTAATACTCTTGATGAATTTCACGAATTAATTTCTTTTCTTTACTAACATCATAATGTTCTTCATGAATAGATTTAACCAATTTCATACTAATCAAAATATTTGATTCTGGTACTACTACATCGTCTAAATAAAATGTTGTTTCCATAATATTATTATTTGTACAAATATACAAATAATTTTTGACATATTATGACAATTTAAAATATTTTACTAAATTTGGTGGATTTTCATAATTGTAAATTTCTTTTTCTACAACTTCTCCGTTAAATTCTAAATCTATTAAATCAGCATCCAATACGCTATCTACATCATTTGCAGCAATATCCCATTCTAAACATGCTTTAAATTTCATATTACGTAAATCATCTTGAGATATATTACCTAATCTTATTTTTTTTCCTGTTGAGAACCATACTGCAGAATCAAAAATAGCAATTGATGCTTTGGATATTTCAGATCTTTCAAAATTCATTAATTCATCATTAACTTTAGATTTAACGAAATAACAATTTTTATTATCTTTATCTCCTTCATTGCAATTCCATCTGGGATCTATTTTAACAATATTATAAAAATCACCGTCAATGTTTACAAGATCTTTAACATTTAATTGACATTTGTGATCGCATAGATCTACACCTAAAATAATTCCTCTCATGTATTTTATTATATTTTTTACAATTATATTAACAGTTTTTAATATATAAAAATAGATGAATAACATTTTAAATAAAAATAAGCTTATTAATTTTTTTGAATCTTTCAAAATATCTAAATCAGATCAGGTTTGGATTCATCATCCTATAACAGAAGATTTGGTTACTGCTGATGTAATAAGTGTAGGTAAAACATTCGTTATCTTACAAATGCCAGAAAATAGTCCATATGCTGGACAGCCACAATTTAGTTTGAAAAAGACAAATATAGTAGGTATTAAATAATTGTAATATTAAAAACTAATAATATTATATACATATGTGGTCAAATTAATAAAACGACATATTATTAAACTTAATTGATTTATAATGATAAAATTAATATGAAAGATATTGATATTTATGATATAAAAAAAATAAAATTAAGTAAAACTCCAAGACCTCAACAAATCGAATTATTAGATTTTACTAAAAAATCTATTCTAGATAATATGAAATATATTATGATTGATGCACCAGTAGGAATTGGTAAATCAATCTATTCTGTTATGTTTATGGATTGGTTCAAAAAGAATTACGATATAACTGCTCAGTTTGATATTTTAACAAATTCTAAGATTTTACAAGAACAATATACAAATGAATTTGATTTTATGAATTCATTGTGGGGTAAAGGATCTTATCATTGTGATACATTTGATACAGATTGTTCTACTGGTGGAGAATGGTGTAAAATACAAGGATCAAAATGTGATAATTGTCCATATACAGAAGCTAAATATAAATTTGAAAATGGTGATGTTGCATTGACTAATTTCCATTTATTTTTAACTTATATGGTATATATGCCAGGAGCATGGAAAAGATCATCTAGAGTATTAATAGTAGACGAAGCACATTCATTTGATGATGTATTTTGTGATTTCATTACAACTAAAATTTCAAAACCATTATTAAAAAGAAATGGATTTACCGATGATGAAATACACAGAGCAATAAATTTATTTGGTGATTATCCAGAAGATATTGTAATTGAAGATTTTATTCAAATTGTTAATAATGATTTTTTAAATATTGTTAAAACAGTTATCAATAGATTAGCAAGAGAAGCAGAAGATGGATCTCTTGAAGCATTAAATACATTACAATCTTTAAATAATCATTTTTTAAAGTGGGAAGCATTATCTCAACAATATAAAAACACACCAGGAAATTGGATTTTAGAAACAGAACGTGTTAAAAAATACAATAAAGAAGGTAAAGTTATTGACGAATATATTGAAATGACTGCTCAACCAGTTTGGGCTTATCCATATTTAGAAGAATATGTGTGGAGTAAATATGATTATGTTATTTTCATGTCTGGTACTATATTAGATAAAGAAATATTTAGTAAAATGAATGGTTTAGATAAAGATCTAGCATCATATATTTGCATAGATTCTCCATTTCCTTTAGAAAATAGACCAATTTATTATTTCTATAATACTGGTAAACAAACATTTAAAACAAAAGAAATAGTTTGGAATAAACAGAAAGAAGTATTAAGAAAAATAATCAAAAAACACAAAAAAGATAAAGGAATTATTCACACCGCGAATTATGAAATTCAAGGATGGGTTGGAAAAGAATTCAATGAGAATAGAATTTTAACGCATGATTCAAGTAATAGATCTGATATTTTACAATTACATTATAATTCAGATGATGCTACGGTATTAGTATCTCCATCAATGATGACTGGTGTTGATTTAAGAGATGATTTTTCTAGACATCAAACAATATTGAAAATGCCATATCCTAATTTAGGTTCTAAAAAAATCAAAAAACGTATGGACACGATGAAAGAGTTTTATGGTTTAACTACTGTAAGAGATTTAATGCAATCAATAGGAAGATCTGTTAGAAGTAAAGATGATTTTGCTGCAACATATATATTAGATTCTTGTTTTGGAGATTTACTCAAATGGAATGCACGTTATTTTCCGAAATATTTCACAGATTCAATCATTTATATTGAATAAATCTTTAATTATTTTAGGAATTAATTTAAATTGTTTATAACTAATTCGTAATAATTTAATGTTGTTTTCAACACAGTATGTATTTTTAATATTATCATATTTTTTTATTAAATTAAAATCAGTAATATGATTATAAAATTTACATACTTTAAAATGTTGTATTCCATCATATTCAATACACAAATTTAATTCTGGTATATAAAAATCAAATCTTAAAGGTTTATTTTTTGTACTAACGCAATCTTTAATTGAATATTCTTTAATATATGTTATATCATATTTTATTAATAAATTTAAAATTAATTTTTCGCCTTTAGATGTATTATTACACATTTTACAACCGGAACCACTCAAATGAGAAGACGGCGTTTGTAAAAAATCACCATGTTCTGAACATGTAATATATGATTTAGTGTTATTATTGTTATAAATAAAATTATTATATGAATATTTGTTATTATGTAATAAACTTGCTTCTTTAATAAAAACATTTATGCTTTTAGTGGTTTTATTTTTTCGTGTTATGTTTGCACATTTATCACAACCTTTACCAGAATGATGATTATTGTATGATTGTAAAAATTCTCCATGTTTTGGACAAATTATTATAGATTTATCATAATTATTTATATAAAAAAACTTAGAATAATCATAATAATTGTTATGAATTTTATTAAGAGTTTTGAACATATTTTGTTTTGTTTTATTTGATTTATTATATCCTCTTATTATGTCTGCACATTTTTTACACCCGCTTTTATTGTTTATGTGTGTTCTAGGTAATTGCAAAAAATTACCGTGTTCAGGACATATAATAATTATAGGTGTAATTGCATTTTTATATTTTACTAAACTATAATCATATTTGTAATTATGTATATTATTTGCATTAGTTATAAAGTTATTATATTGTTTATTCATAAACTTTTTATCTTTTTATGTTTATAATATATATTAAAGTATTAAAACGAAAACTACTGTAAGAGATTTAATACAAATGTATGGTCGTTCAATTAGAAGTCAAGAAGATAACGCTGCGACATATGTATTAGATTCTTGTTTTGGAGATTTATTAAAATGGAATGCAAGATATTTTCCAAAATGGGTTAAAGACGCAATACAATATATAGATTAAAAATATTCTTAAAATTATGGGATTAATTGAAGATTTAGGCGGTGGGTTTTATAATAAAAAACAATCAGATAATAAAAAAACGACAACAGTTTTTATTAAGTTTGATGATGATGAAGAATTAATATTATATAAAAACATTAATATTGATGATGAAGTATTTTTTATATTGAACAATGACAATAAAGAAATAATTTTTGAATGTCCAAAAACAGGTAAAAAAATTAAACTATACAGAAAATGAATAATAAAATAGTAAATACATTTTTATTTAAATATTTTAATAAAGGTGTTATAGATGAAAAATTATTAGAACTTATTCCAATAGATATTTATATGATTATAAATTTAGAATTATCAAATTATCTATTACATAAAAATAATGTAAAAATAAATTTCGATAAATTTCAATATGAATTATATACTGAAATTATTGAAAAATACAAAGATGATTTAATAGATCTATTAGATTATCAAAATAAAAACAACTAAACTTATATGGTATTAGAATTAGAAAAAAATGAAATAGTAGAAAAAATATTACAAGATAGTAACTTTACTAGTATTTTAAATTCATTTAAAAACGATATTACATCAGCATTTAAAATTGAATTTGATAATGAATATAAAAACGGATTATGTAACATTTTATATGGTGTTACAATCAATGGAAAGTTACAAAAAATAATTTTACCTATCTTTTCAAGTGAAAAAACAACAACATGGAATTTAGCATATTTAAAAGATATTAAACGTGTTATTCCAGAAGCAATGTTAGCAACACTTGAAGATCATGAAATTATTGATATGATTTATTGTCCATTATATTTTTTAGATAAATATTCAGGTGAAATTATATTTTTATCTTTAATTTCTGCACACGATTTTGTACATAATGGTATTAAAGGAAAAAATGGATATTCTACATATTTCTGGAATGATAAATTACCAAACTCTTATTCAATAAATAAAAAACAATTAGTTAGTGATGTATTCATTATGTCATTACCACATTATTCTAAAAAACAATTAAAAGATATTTGTAAAACATATGCTACAAAATATTACGAAAGATTTGCAAATGTTTCAAAAAGATCAGCACAAACAGTAATTAAAAACATTTCAACTGGTTTATATGCGCAAATCATCGTTTATCTTGATCTTTTACAAGCAGGCCATGTAGTTTCTATGGATTGGCAAACAGAAGATGATCTAGGAATAGATATACGCTTATTTATCAATGATATTTATTTAAATATTGATGTAAAATCTACACACGATGAAAATTTAAAAATATCTAAAAACAGAAAAGAAACAGATTTTTATGCTGTATGTTCATGGGAAAAATCAGAACCAGTATTAGAAGGATATGTGTTTAAATTTGATTTTTGGAAAAGTGAAATTTTAGATACAGTTGCACCAGTAAAATCTGAAGATATGTTTATAAAATCCATTAAAGAATTGAAAAAAGAAAAAGCATTAATTCATTTTGATGAAATGTTTGGAAAATTCAATAATTATAAATTGAAAAAATTAAAAAGAAACGAAAGATTATTTAATGCTCAATAAATTAAAAATTACGTACAATTTAATTAAAATGCGTATATACGATTTTTTTCATCCAGATATGTCATATACAATTAATAGCAATACGTACATTAATGAAAATGTTTATGATAATTATTGGTTTCCTAGCAAATTAGAAAGTCATGAAAAAAAAACATTTATTATACCAATTGGTGATTTAAATAAAAAACATCAAGAACGTCTATTAGCAGATTTAATCTCTGAGTATAAGTCAGAAATTGAATTTGATGAAACAGATGGAGAAATATATTTCATATCAAACAAAAAAGAGGATCTAAATTGATCCTCTTTTTTATGCTGCATATTTCATTTTATGCTTGTCTTTACGATTGTATGTTTTTTTGCTCTTTTCAACACAGTGATGATTAATACGCATACCTGTTTGAATTTCTTCATCACGACGGATTTTAGCTTCCATTTTCAAAATAGCTTCTACTGTCAAAGTTCCGATTTTCATTTTATTTGCTGCCATATCTTTTAGTTTTATTAATTGAACAGAGCAAATATAATAAAACTTTTTAAATAAAAAAATATTTTATTAAAATTTATATTTTTTTCATAATTACAAATTATATGTACGTGTAGCACCACTTGGCATAGTAGTTATACGAATTAATCGACCACCTTGTTTTTTGTATGATTTGTACAAGTCTTTTAACTCTTTTACAGTTGGTTTCACATCACATGTAGAACTTCTGTTCATCACGATATAATTATCTTTGTGAAATATAGTAATGTGATATTCACATTTACCGTTTGCAGTTGTAGTTATTTTGAATCTAGACATAATCATTTATTTAATTGAACAAAACAAATATAATAAAAAAAGTGATACATTGTATCACTTTTTTAAAAAATATTTTTTAAAAAATTATTGATAATATCATCTTCTAATTTAGTTCTATCTTGATAACTCAGTGCAGCAATTGTATATAAAAATTCCTTACATGTTTTATTCATAGGATCTTTTTTATCATACATGTTATTTGTATAACGACCACATTCATATTTAGTTTCTGGTAACCAACCACCGGACCAAGATGTATAATCCTTTAATATTTCTTGTTGTTGTTGAGTGTAATCTGAAAGATTTGTAGACATATTTTATTTTTAATTGAACAAAACAAATATAATAAAATATGTGATACATTGTATCACTTTTTAAAAAATATTTTTAAAAAAATTATTTTGTTCTGATGTCTCCAGTCATAGTTTTTATTTTACCGCCAACATTTCCACAATTAACATCACCAGACATAGTTTCAATGTTACCGGTTACATTACCAGTAACATCAACATCTCCAGACATTGTATTAATTTTTCCAACATCACCTGTTACAGTTACTTGATTACATGCATCAACACTTAATTTTTCAATATTACCTTCTACTTTAATAGAAATTTCTTTACTATCTGGTGTTACATCTTTACCATCAATAATTATTTTATTATTATTGATTGAAATACTTTTACCAAAAATTGTTTTACCGTTTATATTAATCATAATTTTTAATTTACTGGAAATACTTGTACATATGCAATTGATCGTTTACGATTAGAATTAACTATCTATGTTGGTGTTGAATGTGCTTTGTATAAATACAAATATTCTTTTTCTTCAATTTCACCAAGTTTTTAATAAATCTTCAATTGAAATTTTTTTAATAGC